AGTGTGGGGCGTTCAAGCGGCATTTTTCAGATAACTCCAAACGTCAGCAAATCGCAGGCTCACAACCTGGCCAGACTCAGCGCGGGTCACCAGCACCGACACGCTCAGGGCGCTCAAGCCCACGCGCTGCGCACTGACCTGCAGCGACGTGGCCACCTGGTCATCGAGCAGCCACTGCAGCGCCTCACGCACGTACTCTTCAGCCCGGCGCACCGTGTCGGCCGTCAGCACCGCCCGAGACAGCAGCCACAAGCGCGACCCGATGCGATCGCCCTGTACATCGGCGTAGCTGTCGCCCCACCAGCCCATCAGGTCAGTGGATGGCAACTCATCGTCTGGGTTCGCGCGGCGCCAGGTGAACAGGCTCACGATCACGGCACGCACCAGCGGCTCATCGGGCACCGTGCCCGTGCTGATCTGCTGTCCGTCCACGATCACGGTCAACGGGTGGTCATCAATCATCTAGGCCTCACTGCTGCTGATTCGGCACATTGGTGCTGCCACCCGATACCGGATGGGTGTGACCGTTGTAGACGCTGCGCATGCCAGACATCGAGGCGTCTCCGCCCTGATCTGACACATCGCCATCGGCCAGGATGTCGCCCTGCACATGCAGCAGAGGCGCATCGATCACAACCTTCGTCGCTGCCGTCAGCGTGATCAGGCCATCTGCAGACAGCACAACCTTCGATCCATCTGCGTCATAAAGCGCTACACCACCTGCGGGCAGGCCCTGAACGCGGTATCGGCGATCACACACAGCCAGCGTCACACCGTGCGACCTGTCGCCATCCAGGAACACAGTCAGGTGCTCAGCGCCTGGCAGTGCGTGGGCGGTCAGCCCAAACGGCTCGAAGTGCTCGACACGGTCTTTGAGTTCGCCCTGCAGCAGCTTGATCTGCAACGCCTGCAGCTTGCGGGCAGCGTCAACAGCCTCCACGACACCACGGCCCAGCATGCTGGCCAGCCTGCGCGAAACATCGCTCATGGACACCCCTCAAATCACATCGGCCCAGGTCTCACCGCCAGCACCGCCACCGCCGCCGCTGCCACTCTTGGCAGTAGCCTTCGCCTCTTCCACCGGCCGCGTCGCCAGGGCTGACGGTGGCAACACGCGCATTTGAGTGCGCATACCCCGCTCATCGAGCACATAGGCCAGTTCAGCGACGACCCAAGCCTCATTGATGCCCAGCAAACGATCCAGCACCCGCACCGACTGATTCGGGCGCCACAGCGAGCCATCACCCTGGCGCCAGCCGCCCACGGTGTAGATCACCTCACGTGCCTGGCCTGCCCGGTGATCACGCTCATACACCGCGCGATCGCGGCACGTTGCGGCATCGGCCTGCCCGCTTTGCTTGACGATCAACCCCCGCCGGCGCGACAAACCAGACTGCAGAGCCGTGGCAGACACCTCGCTCACGGCCGCGCCAAACGCGTCGTCATCACCAGCACGCTGCCCCTTGCACACGTACTCGCTGTAGACCGAGCTGTAGTCACGCGACGCGCTGGCCTCTTTGACGTTCGCACCCAGCTCAATCGCGCTGCTGGCCACACCCGACATACCTGGCGCGGTGATGACCAGGCGCCCGGCCTCATCGTCGCAGGCCAGCACCTGGCGCAACCTCATCATGCGGTCCAGAGACTCAAACACCGTCTCGCCCACCTGCACCTGGTGGTCGCTGATCACCGCACCAGTCGGCACCTCGGTCACCACCTGGATGCCATACGGCTCAGCCAGTGCGGCCGCAATGGCTTGCAGCGGCAGGCCGCGCCACTGTCCGGGCTCATTGACCGCTGAGCAGTCCACCAGATCAGCCGTGCGGCTGCGTCCCCGCAGGCTCAGGTACACACCATCGCCGTCGTAGCTGATCGGCATCGAGTCGACGTGGCCCGTCATGACCAGGTCGGTGCCGACGTACACCTCGCACAGAGCACCAGGCGACACTGGCAGCGACTGCAGCGGCAGACTGCCCTGCCCTGGCCAGCTCGATGTCACAGACAGGTCAAAGCTGCGCGCAACGCGCTCGACACCGGCCTCGATGCGCACGGCCTTCCAGCCGCCATACTCACGCCCGCCCACCAGCAGTGTCACGTCGTTGCTCATGAGCTCAGTACCCTCAAGGGCGCAGCAGGCACAAAGCCAGGGTGCCGCACCCGGTTGCGCATGACGATCTCAGCGTCACGGGCTGCGTCGCCATACAGGTCATAAGCGACGGCCAGCGCTGGCAAAGGCCTCTGCAGCGACACGGTGCGCAGCCTGGCTGCATTGCGCGCTCGCGCCGTCAGGTCTTGCCAGACCGCTACACGGGCGCCGGTCAGCGCGGTATAGGCAGCGTCACCTGCCACCAGCGATTCAGCATCCAGCGCAGCGGTCAGGCCCGCATTGATGGCCACCACGTCGTCATACACCACGGCATCCAGCAAGCTGCTCGCCCCCACGGCTTGGGCCAGGATCAGGCGGCGCGTCATGGCCATCGTCGCGACGTCGTTGCGCCACACCTGCAGGCGGTTTGACGTGACCACTGCAGGCTGCGGTGGCGACGCCAGAGCAGGCCCCTGCGCCAGCCGTACCAGGGCCTGCACCACCACTGACCAGCGGGCAGCCGTGCGTGCCGCACTGGTCAAGCTCAAGGCGCCACGCAGCAACGTGGCCATACGCGCTGGGTCATTGATCGCACCGGTGATGTCTTGCGCCACAGCAGACACGCGCTCAGCCACACCCAGCGCCTCCAGGCCGGGCACAGGCCGCTGCAGCACCGACACCACACCCCGCACCGCCGCGTCGGCAGCCGACACCACGAAGTCCGGGCGTCCATCAACGCTGTAGGCGCTGGCGTACTGCTCAACCGTGCGCGACTCCAGCGTATCGGCCGCGATGCGTGACCGCGCCGGCGTCGAGCTGGAGGCGCCAGGAAACGTCAGCTCGCCCGCTTCGGTGCACGGGATCTGAAACTCAGCGTACCCGAGCGCCCCCATCCGGTAGCGCACCTTCGCCACACCAAAGCTGACCTGCATCGAGCCCAGCCAGGGGTGCACCAGCGTGCCGGGCCCGGGCGTCTCCAGCGCCTGCAGCAACCGCTCAGCCTGCTGCAGGTAGTCATCACCCACCACAAACGCGGTGACGGTCATAGAGCGCGTCGCGCGCCCCATGTCTTCGGCCCAGGGCTTATCGCGCTGCGGGTACTCATGCACCTGCAGGCGACGGCCGGCGTCCAGCTCGCCTTCGTCGACATAGCACGGCACCCCGCGAATCGACGCGGGCCGGAGCTGGTCTTGCCTCAGTGTCATGGTCCGTCCAGTGCAAAGCCCCGGTAGCCCACCGAGGCGTTCAGATCAAAGCCCGGCGTGGCCCGGGTGTCGGCCACCCGCATGCCTGGCGGCGCGTTGTTGAAGTTGACCGCGATCGAGCCGCCCACACGCTGCGCGCCTGCCGTCACCAGTGACGGCTGCTGTGCAGGCGCCTGCACGCCCCCACCGCCACCACCACCGAAGAAGCCGCCCACCGCCGACGCGACGCCATCGATCCAGCCCGTGAAGGCCCGCCACTTTTCGCCGATCCAGTCGAAGAACTCGGTGAACCAGGTCTTGACCGTGTCCCAGTGCTTGATGACCAGGAACGCGGCCGTCGCGATGCCGGCCACGGCCAGCAAGATGGGATTGGCTGCCAGCAGCGCGAACACCACGCGCAGGGCCATGCCCAGCCGGGCCACGGCCGTCAGCAGGGTGCCCGCAAAGATCGACGCCATGACCTTCAGGACCGGCAGCAGCTTGACCACCGCACCCCAGGCACCAGCGCCCACGAACCAGGCAAAGCGCCCGAACGCCATGCCAAGCTGAATCACGCTCAACAGCGGCCCGGCCACCATCAGCACCCCCAGCGTGATCAGGATGGCCTGCATGCCACCCAAGGCCTGCACCACCGATCGAGCGCTGTGCAGGAAAGACTTGAAGCCATCCAGCAACGCCACAAGGTCAATTCGCTGGATTGCCTGCCCAAGCTGATCGGCATACTGAGCGAGCCGCACTGCCAGGATGTCACGGTTCGCTGCAGCCCAGTCGATGAACTGATCAATCAGCGGCTCGATGACCGGCAACAGCTTGCTGGCCACCGCCGCGCCAATGCCATCCACCGCATACCGGGCCCGAATGAACGCACGGTCCAGCCTGGCAGCGGCCTCGACTTGGTCGGTGCTGACCACACGGGCCATGCGGGCGTGCTCTTCGCGCAGCCTGGTCAAGCCATCAGCACCCTGCTCCAGCAGCGGCAACATGGCTTTGTACCTATCGCTGAACAGCGCGTCGCCAATACGCGCCCGCGTGACCGCGCTGGTGTTGCGCTTGAACGCGTCGGCCAGTTCAGGCAGCAGGGCCACACCGTCACGCACCTGCCCGTTTGCGTCGCGCAGGTTGACATGCAGCTTGGCAAACAGCGCGGCCAGGTCTTCGTTCTTGCCAGAGATCGCTTCGCCGATGCGCTTGTTAAGTTCAGCGATTGCGTCTTGCATGCCCTCAATCGGTACATGCGTCATCTCAGCCTGATAACGCAGCAACTGCAACTGCTCTGCACTGACACCCATGCGCTTCGATGCCGCGTCCAGCTCAGCCGCCGTGCCCGAGAACGTGCTCATCAGCGAGCGCAGGCCCAGCACCAAGCCGCCGCTGATCACACCAGACAGCGCCGCCAATGGCAACGCCACACGGCTGGCCACATCGCCAGCAGCGGAGGCCATGTCAGACAGGTACTTGCGGGTCGACTTGGTAACGCCCTGCACGTTTTTGAGCACAGGGGTCAGCTTGTCGACCGCGCTCAAGATGGCTTTGAGCTGGAATGACCGAGCAGACATTGTCAGATTCCTTGAGCTTTGCGCAGCGCCTCTGCCTGTCGGCTGGCGTGCTGTGAGTACAGCGCCAAACGAGACAGGGGCAGCCGCAAAACTGCCCCCGGGTCGATCTGATAGAACTTGGCGACATCAAACGCCTGCTCTATCAGCTCGCCTTCTGTCAGGACGCTGATTCCCCGAAAAAACCCATCACCTCAGCCGTGCAGGCTTGCAGATCCGGGATGGACAGTTGCTTGACCGTCGACATGGGCACCTTCGCCAGGCGCACCACGTACTGACCGACGACCTTGGGGCGCAGCTCAATTGAGCCGCCCTGGTGCACCAGGAACGGGTACCCCAGTTCCATGATGTCTTCAGCCGATGGCTCGTTGAGCTCAAGCTCAGTCAAGGGCTGACCGTGCCCGCTGATGGGCTTCGTCAGAACGACCACACGGCTGCTCATGCCCAGCTCCCACGCAGCCCACCAAACTCGATGTCGGCCGTGCCTTCATCGCCGTTGTAGGTGGGTTCGCCCTTCACCCAGGCGTCAGACAGCGTGTACACGCCGCCGTTCGCAAACTCAACCGTGATCGTCAGGTCATCGGCCTCGATGATCTTCTGAAAATC